CTCAGCCCTCCTCTCTCTCCCCGGTTACCACCGTTTGTTAATCTCCCTTATCAACCCTTGGTTTGATGTCCGATCTGTCTCGTTTGACGAAGCGTGAGCTTGTGTCCCTGGTCGTTGACCTGCGTGCTGAGCTGTCCGAGCTCGGCGCCCAGTTCGCGGCGTTGTCGTTGGAGGGCGGCCCGATCGTGGCTGCGGTCCGGCTCCGCCTGCTGGAGCTGGCCCCTGGCCCGGAGTGGTCTGTTCCGTCGGTGGTGGCGTTGCGCCTGGCTGACGGCCTGGACTCTGGCGCTGGTGCTTCGCCGGCTGCGGTGGCGAAGGAGCTGGTGGCGATCATGGGTGGCGTGGAGGCGGCTTGTGGTGTTGACGAGTCCGAAGCCGACGACCTCGGAGCCAGGATTCGGCGACTCGCGGCCGTCTGACTGGTCGCCTGAGTGGTGCCCGCCGCCCCGGTGGGGGACTCCCCGGCGCCCGGAGCGCCGCTCGTATGGTGCGGCGGTCGCTGCTGCTGCCGAGGCGTTGGGCACGCCGATGTTCCCGGCGCAGCGCCTGGTGATGGACACGGCGATGGAGATCGACCCGGAGTCCAACACGCTGGCCTACCGGACGGTGGTCGTGACCGTTCACCGCCAGTTCGGGAAAACCTTGGGTCTGACGTTGCCCCGCATGGTGGCCCGGGCGCAGGTGTGGGCGCGGCAGTCGATGGTGTACTGCGCTCAGGAGCGGAACCTGGCTCGGGAGAAGTTCGAGGAGGACTTCGTCGAGCGGATCCGCGGGTCGCGCTCGTTCCGGGAGGGCCGTGACTTCACGGTCCGCCTCTCCAACGGGTCGGAGCGGATCCGCTGGTCGAACGGGTCGATCATCAGGATCTCGGCCACCGAGTCGAAGTCGGGCCACGGCCGCACCCTGGACGATGCGTCGATCGATGAGGCGTGGGGCCACCGGACGACCGACGTCGATCAGGGGTTCCGGGTGCCGATGATCACCCGGGGGGAGCTCGCCCGTGCGACCCGGGGCGAGGCGACCCCTGGCCCGCAGTTCTGGATCGTGTCGACGCAGGGTGACGAGCACTCGCACTACCTCATGGAGAAGTGCGAGCTTGGCCGGACGGCCGTCGAGGCGGGCGAGGACCGGGGGATCGCCTACTTCGAGTGGTCGTGCCATCCCGACTGGGACATCCGTGACCGGTCGTTGTGGTGGTTCTATCTGCCGGCGCTGGGTCACACGATCAGCGAGGCCGACGTCGCTGCCGAGCAGCTGGCGATGAGCGAGTCGGACTGGCGGCGGGCCTACGGCAACCAGCCTCAGGACCGGTCGGAGGAGCAGCCGCCGCCGATCGATGTCGAGGTGTGGGCCGGGCTGGTCGATGTGGAGGCGGTGATGGGCGGCCGGATCGTCTACGGGGTCGAGGTGGCCGAGGACCGGTCGGTGGCATGGATCGGGGCGGCCGGTGACCGGACGACGGGCGGGCTGATGATCGAGGTCGTCGAGTCGCTGCCGGTGCGGTCGGTGCCTGATCGGCTGGTGGAGTTGATGCGCCACGACGGGGCTGAGGGTGTTGCCCTCGACCCGGGGTCGCCGGCTGGTGCCCTGCTCGACGAGCTGCTCGGCCTGGGCCTGACGGTCCACAAGCTGGGCCCGGCGGCGCACGCCAGGGCGACGGGCGCGCTGCGCGACCGGATCCCGTCTGGTGAGATCTTCCACCTCGCCCAGTCCGACCTGGACGACGCGGTGGAGGTGGCCCGCCTCCGTCCGTCGGGCGAGTCCCAGTGCTGGGACCGGTCGGTGCCCGGGTCGTTGCCGGTGGTGTGCACCACCCTCGCCCTGGGCGCACTGCTGGGCCTGGGCGAGGTCGAGGAGCGAAGCGTGTACGAGGACCGTGGATTTGTCGAGTGGTGAGAGGAGCCTGTTGTTCGATCGTTCGCCGCCTGCGCCGCTGGTGCGTGACCTGCTGGTCCGTCAGCGGGTGCTGGTGACGCTCACCACCCAGCAGGGGTTCGCCGGCGTGGCCTGGCAGTCCGACGCCACCGGTGTGCTGCTCATCGCTGCTGCTGGTGAGCCGGTGACGTTCGTCGACGCCGACGGTGGTGAGGGCTCCCCGGTCGATGGCCGGGTGTGGGTCCCGGCCGAGCGGATCCTGTTCGTGCAGCTGGTGGAGGGCGGCTGATGCCGATCGTGTCGGGGGCCCGCACGAGGGCGACAATGACGACGACGGTCGAGGCCTACCGCTCGCCGTTCTCCTACGACGGTCCCGGCCAGCACCCGCTCGCCCCGTTCCTCAACGCGGTCGCCTATGACCAGATTTTCGAGCGGCAGCTGTGGCCGAGCGTGGCGATCAGCAAGCTGCTGGGCTTGGCGGTCATCCTGCCCCGCAAGGTGTACCGCCGCCAGACCATGGGCCGCATCGACGCCCGCGACTCGCCGTACGGGCAACTGATCGGCCGCCCGTCCGACACCCACAACCCCCAGCACTTCTGGGGCTGGTTCTTCCTGAACCACCTTGTGCACGGCCGTGCGTTCGCCCGCAAGCATCGCGACCGCGGCGGCCGCCCGGTGCGCCTGTCGCTGATCCATCCGACGAGGGTGCGGTACGGGCCTGAGGGTGGCGGCCAGTTCACCCCGGAGGGGTTCGGGATCCCGACCGGCGACAACCGCTGGTGGATCATGGGCGACGACGGCCAGGAGCGGGAGATTCCTCGCCGGGAGATGCTGGTGTGGCTGAACTGGTCGCCCCGTCACCCGTCGCTCGGCATGTCCCGCCTGGAGCCGTTGCGGGACACCCTGGAGAACGAGTCAGCCGCCAGGGTGGCGAACAAGGCGATGTGGCACAACGGCGGTAAGCCGGCGTTCACCCTCACACACCCGGGCAAGTGGGGCAACAACCCGGCCGCGAGCCTGCGTCTCGCGGAGCAGTTCAAGGACCGCCACGGCGGGGTCGAGCAGTGGGGCAAGCCCCTGGTCCTCGAGGAGGGCATGGAGGCCAAGCCCCTCCAGTTCGACAAGGACCTCGCCTACATCGATGTCCGCCGCCTCAACCGGGAGGAGGTCGCCGCCGCCTACGACATCCCCCCGCCCGCCATCCAGATCCTGGACAGAGCCACTTTTTCAAATGTGCGTGAGCAGAACCGCATGGTGTACGGCCAGACCATGCCCCCGCTGTTGACGGGGTTCGAGGCTGCCCTCGACTTCGACCTGCGAGACGGGAGCTTCGGCGACGGGCCCCCCGACTTCGGGGATGCGTTCTACGCCGAGCTGCTCGTCGATGGTGTGCTGCGCGGCAACTTCGAGGACCGGGTGCTCGCGTACGCCCGGATGATCCAGACCGGTCAGGCGACGATCGCCGAGGTGCGGGAGCTGGAGAACCGCCGCCACATTCCCGGCACCGACCGTCTGCTGGTCAACGGGGCGATCGTCCCCCTCGAGCAGGCCGGCCAGCAGCAGCAGTCCTCCGGCGGGTCGGGCGAGAACCCGGCCGAGGGCGACTCGGGCGACGACGACGACCCCGACACGTCCCCCATGGACCGTCTCGACCGGATCGCCCCGATGGGCTCCCACGCCGAGCTGGTCCCCATGACCGCACCCCTCGACGATGCTGCCCGCTCGACGGTCATGGGCCGCCTCAGCCGGCCCCGATCGCTCGACGAGATCGACATGGACCGCCTCGTCGAAGACCTCGACGACGAAGCGGCGGCCGCGGTGCGGGGCGCGGTGGCGATCGCCACCTACGGGGGTTGCTCGGTTGCCGAGCTCCGCCAGATCATCAAGGAGATCGGACTATGAACACCCGCCTTGCCGCCATCGCCGCTTTCGGTCGTGACGCTGCCCTCGTCGAGCGTGCCCGTGGCCGCATGGTCGCCGCCCGGGCCGAGGCCGGCCTGCCGGTCGGTGTCGGATGGTACGACGTCCGCAACGAGGCCGGCGACGGCGTGCCGGAGGTTCTGATCTACGGCGCGATCGGCGGGTTCTGGCCGGGCGACATCATCCCGTTCGAGTTCGCTGCCGAGCTGAAGGCGATCGACGCCCCGGAGATCCGGGTGAAGATCGACTCGCCCGGCGGGTTCGTGTTCGACGGGGTCACCGTCTACAACCTGTTGCGCGACCACCCCGCCCGGATCCATGTCGTGGTCGACGGGATGGCCGCGTCGGCTGCGAGCTTCGTGGCCCAGGCCGGTGACCAGCGCACCATGAATCGGGCGTCAGAGATGATGATCCACGACGCTTGGGGCCTGGCGATCGGCAACGCCGAGGAGATGCGGGAGATGGCCGACTTCCTCGACCGCCAGACCCTCAAGATTGCCGGGATCTACGCTGCCCGTTCCGGCCGGCCCGTTGACGGGTGGCTGGAAGCGATGTCGACCGAGACGTGGTACTTCGCCGACGAAGCGGTCGCTGCGGGCCTGGCCGACGACGCGATCAGCGACGACGACGCCGAGCCCTCCGGGGGCGCCGAGGACCGCACGACCACCGAGGTGGCCGAGGCCCTGTACCGGGGCCGCGACACCGCATCCGATGTAGAGATCTCCACCGACACCGCCCCCGAGGCTCCCGAGCCCCCGGCCGCCGATGAGGCCGCCCGGGACACGGCAGCCAGGCAGCGCCGGCACGCGGTGGCCCAAGCCGAGGCCGCGCTGGCCTTGGCGTCCACCACCTGAGAAAGAAGACTCCCCATGTCCAACACCACTGCCCGCCAGCGTCTGGCGGCCCTCCTCGACGCGGACCCCGCCTTCTCGGCGACCCTGCGGATGGAGGCCACCGGCGTCACCGCCCGCGAGCGCCTGGAGGATGCCGTCAAGGCCGCCCGGGCCGCCGAGCGTGTCGTCGTCGAGAAGGGCGCTGCCGCCTCCGACGAGGACCACGCCAACCTGGAGACCGCGGTCGACCAGATGATGCGGGCGACGGCTGCGTTCGCTGCCGCCAACGCGATCGGCGATGCTGGCGCCCAGCTCGACAACCTCGGCGAGACCCTGCCCGACGGCCGCACCTACGACGACCTGGCTTCGGCCAGCGGGATCGTCAACCCCAACCGGAGCCCGGGCATGACCCTCGGCGAGGCCTTCACCCAGTCGCCCGCCTACCGGGACCTGCTCGCAACCCACCGCCGCTCCGACGGGACCCTCAGCCAGGGGATCGGCAAGTCGGGCGCGTTCGACATCGCCGTGTCGTTGCAGCACCTGGTCGACGGGAACACCCGCTACGCCCTGGACACCCTCGTCACCGGCGAGTCGGACTCCTCAGCCGGCGCGATCGTGGCCCAGCCCACCCGGGTGCCCGGCATCTCGGACCTGGCCCCCCTGCGGATGCCCCGCATCCTGCAGCTCATGACCCGCATCCCGGTCACCACCGACGCGTTCGAGTGGCTGCAGATCGCCACGAAGACGAACGCCGCGGCCCCGGTGGCTGAGGCGACGACCGCGGTGGCCGAGTCGATCGACGGTGTCAAGCCCGAGTCGGCGATCACGTTCACCAGCGTGACGAAGGTGGTCGAGACGATCGCCCACCACATCCCCGTCACCCGCCGGGCCGCGGCCGACGCTCCGCAGCTCATGCAGATCCTGAACGTGTTCCTGTTCGCCGGTCTCGCCGTCGAGATCGAGGATCAGGTGCTCACCGGGAACGGCACCAGCCCTCAGCTGCAGGGTCTGATCAACACGACCGCGCCGTGGAACATCCTCACGTTCGACCTGGCCGACAACGGTGCCCCGTCCCGGCTCGACGCGATCGCCCTGGCGGCCGGCGCGATCTACGACGAGCGGCTCGGCACCAGCTGGCCGAACGCGATCCTCATCCACCCGCTCGACTGGTTCAGCGAGGACTTCGCCCTGGCCAAGGACGACTTCGGCCGGTACCACGGGCCCGGGCCGTGGCAGCAGCTGCAGATGCTGTCCCCGTGGGGGTTCCAGCCGGTCGTCACCCACGCCGTCGATCAGGGCACCCAGGTGCTGGGCGACTGGACGCAGGCCCTGTGGGCCGACCGTCAGCAGGCGTCGCTGTACATGACCGACAGCCACGCGGCCGAGTTCACCTCGAACATCTTGCGGGTCCTGGTCGAGGCCCGGCTGAGCTTCGGTGTCCGCATCCCCGAGGCGTTCATCCAGATCTTCGACGGCGGCAGCTGACGGAGACCGGTGGCGATCCCCCGAGTCATCCATCAGATCTGGATTGGGGGATCGCTCCCCGAGCGGTACCGGCCGTGGGTGGAGTCCTGGCGGCGACTCCACCCCGGTTGGGATCATGTCCTGTGGGGCGACGACGACCTCGGCTGGCTCCGCAACCGGGCACTGTACGACGCTGCGCCCGCGGTCGTCCCGCCCGACGCGGTGGGTCAGCTCCGGGCCGACATCGCCCGCTACGAGATCCTCGACCGCCATGGCGGCTTCTACGCCGACGCCGACACCGAGTGCCGGCGCCCGGTCGACGACGCCCTCGCCGGGCACGACGCGTTCGCCGTGGCCGAGGACCCGTCATGGGTCGGCAACACGTACCTGGCGACGGTCCGCGGCCACCAGGTGCTCTCCGACCTGATCGTCGGGATCGAGGCGAGCATCATCATCAACCGTGGCCGGCGCCCGAACTGGATGACCGGCCCCCGCTACCTGACCTCGGCCTGGCGGCGCCACGGCTGCCACGTCGACCCGACCGAGAGGTGGTTCCCGTACTCCTATCGCGACGTCAAGGCCGGCACCGTCCCTACAACGTTCGCGGACGACGTCGTGGCTGTGCATCACTGGGGGCACACACGGGACGTGCTGGCGGCCCGCCGGTGACCGACCTGATGGGGGTGCCCGGCCTCATCTCGGTCGAAGCCGGACGTGTCCTCCGGGAGCTGGCCGGTCGGGTCCCGTCTCACCTGGCGATCGTCGAGCTCGGCTCGTACCGGGGTCGTTCCACCGCTTACCTGGCGTCCGGTGCCCGGCGCCCTGAGGGTGTCGAGCGGGCGCCGGTGTACGCCGTTGACGCCTGGTCGCCTGATGTGGATGCCTGGTCCAGGGAGATCGCCCCGGCCACCATCGACGAGTTCAGGTCCAACCTGGCCTCGGTCGGCCTCGGGAGCCACGCCATACCGGTCCAGGGTCTGACGACCGACGCCGGCCGGAGCTACACCGGCCCGCCGGTCGGGCTGCTATTCATCGACGCCGACCACACCTGCACGGCGGCCCTGGCCGACTTCGCTGCCTGGCGGGATCACCTCGCCGTCGGTGCGCACGTGGTGTGGGACGACTTCGGGACCCGGAACAATCCCGGTGTCGGTGCGGCCGTGGCCGAGCTGCTACACGGCCGCCGTCTGCGTCTCGTCGATGTCGCCGCCGACCGGTTGGCGATATGCCAGTGGCGGGGTTCCACGTGAAACCGTACGCCCCGGCCGTCTACTGGGATCGCCGCTACCGGGAGGGCCGCACGTCCGGCGCCGGCTCGGAGGGTGCTGCCGCCCAGGCGAAGGCCGACTGGCTGAACGCCTTGTTTGCTCGGGAGAAGATAGCCAGCGTCATCGACTGGGGATGCGGCGACGGGACCGTCCTCGCCCTCCTCGACCTCGACCCGACCTACGCCGGGGTTGACGTGTCGTCGACGATCCTGGACCGCAACCGGGCACGCTGGCCCGAGCACCGCTGGATGTGCGAAGGCGGCAGCGGGCTCTCGTTCGCCGACGTTCCCGCTGAGCTGGCGGTCAGCTCTGACGTGATCCTCCACCTGGTCGACGACGCCGACTACGACCGCCACCTGGCCCAGGTGTTCGGCTCGTCCGACCGGTTCGTCGCGATCCACGGCACCGACCATGACGGCGGCCGGACCGCCCGCCATGTCCGCTGGCGGCACTGGACTCCCGACGTCGCCGACCGGTTCCCCGAGTGGCGTCTCATCGAGGAGCCCGCGTGGGCGCCTCAGGTGCCGGGCTGGTGGCTGTACCAGTGGTGAAGCTCGGCGTGGCGATCATGGCCCACCCGAAACGCTCCGGGCTCGTCGCCGATCTCGTCGAGGCGCTCGACCGCCCCGTAGAAGTCGTGTGGGACCGCCGTCATGACCGTTGGGACACGGGGCGGCGGGCCTGGGAGGCGCACGACCCCGACGCCACCCACTGGCTGGTCCTCCAGGACGACGCCCTCGTCTGCCGGGACCTGATCGCCGGGCTCACTGCCGCCATCGAACACGTGCCTGACGAGTGCATCGTGTCGCCCTACGTCGGTACCCGCCGCCCCCTCGCCGACCGGGTCGAGGCCGCCGTCGTCGAGGCTGGCGAGGTCGGGGCGGCGTGGATCGTGATGCAGGCCCTGAACTGGGGTGTCGGGATCCTGGCCCCGACTTGGACGATCCCCGAGATGCTCGAATGGTGCGACACCGAGCCCTACCCGATGTATGACCGCCGGGTCGGCCGCTACTACCTCCGGGTCCTGCACTGGCACACGTGGTGCACGTGGCCATCACTGATCGACCACCACGGCGGCGGCGACGACAGCCTGATCGGCAACGGCGGCGGCCGCCACGCCCACCACTGGGTCGGCCCCGACGCGTCAGCGGCCGACATCGACTGGGCGGGCCCGGTGGTTCGCATGCCGTATGACCGGCGCCGCGCCCCGCTGCCCAAGTTCTCATCCCCGCTGATCTCGGCCTGGTTCCACGTTCAGACGGGCCGACGGCGACTGGTCCGGGTCGGCTCGACCATGGACGCTCGCTTGGCCGCTGATCCCGTCTGGTCCAGATCCCCCATCAAGGAGGCAGCCCATGCCTGAGACCGAGACCGAGACCCGTCAACCGATCGTCGTCGTCCCCATGCTGGAGGCGATGCGCCGCCGCGGGATCGGTCGTGGCGGCCGCCTCGGCGCCGGCGCCAAACCGAAGGCGGTCGTCATGACCCAGCTCCAACGCCAGGCCCGCAGCGAGGCGGCCGCCAAGGCGGCCCGCAAGCGTCCCGGCCCGAAGCCGAAGGCCGCTGAGTGAGCGTCGGCTACGGCGACCACCGCTCCACCGTCCCGCCTGTGACGTGGCCGACCCTGGCCGAGGTCAGGGCGTGGATCACGAACGGTGGAGGCTCGGCCGCTGACCAGCTCGTCCAGATCTGCCTGGACGCCGCGGTCAGCCGCCTCGCTGAGCGGTGCCTGCGCACCGGGACGACCGGTGAGGCCATCAGCCCACAGCTGAAGCTCGCCGCGATCATGCAGGCGGACCGGTGGTATGCCCGCAAGGACACCCCGACCGGGGTTCTCGGCTCCGGCGAGCTGGGCGGCGTGGTCCGTGTCGCCCCCCTCGACCCCGATGTCGAGGCCCTGATCGGCAACGACGTGGCCTACGGCCTCGCCTAGGAAGGAACCCCATGGCAACACGACTCCCCAACGCCAGCCAGCAAGCCTCGGCCGATGCGGTCGTCGATCGGGTCGACGCTGGCACCGGCACCACAGAGGGCAAGCTCCGCATCTACGCCGGCGCCCAGCCGGCCGACGCCGACTCGGCCCCCGTCGGTGACCTGCTGGTCGAGATCGATCTCGACCAGCCCGCCTTCGGCAATGCGGACTCGTCCGGGGTCGCGACCCTGCTCGGTGTGCCCCTGTCGGGCGTCGGGACCGCAGCGGCCGGCGCCGGCACGGATGCGGTGTCGTTCCGCATCGTCAACCGGGACGCTGCCACCGTCATGGACGGGGCGGTGACCGGGACCGGCGGTGGCGGTGAGCTGATCCTCGACAACACCTCGATCGCCGAGGCTCAGACGGTGACCGTCACGGCTCTGACCTACACCCAGCCCGCCAGCACCTGAGCTGAGGCGCCGTGGCGATCGCGGTCGTTGCCCGGGGCCGGTACTCCGGCGACATCAGCACCGGCAGCCAGACGGCGGTCACGAACAGCTTCACCCCGACCGCCAACAGCTTGCTGGTGGTCATGGTGTGGTGTGTCCGCGCCAACCACTCGACCGCGTTCACGTGGTCGGTCACCGGCGGCAGCCTGACGTACACGCTGCAGCACACGACCGCCAACTACGACTACTACGGCACCGCGTTCCGCCGGGTCGGCAAGGTCTACACAGCACCGGTCGGCGGCTCGCCGGGGTCGATGACGGTCACCCTTGACGCCTTCACCGGCACCCCGCTCGGCCACTACGGCGTCCAGGTCTTCGACGTCACCGGCGCGGACCCGACCACTCCGATAGCTCAGCTCGTGTCGCTAGCCCAGGTCACCGAGCCGCTCACCCTGACGCTCGGGTCGGCCCCATCCGATCACCAGGTCGCCGCCTACTTCAACAACGCCGAGAGCAGCACGGTCACGTGGGACGCCGACCCGACGAACTGGGCGACCGTGGCCAGCAGCGAGATCAGCACCCAGGAGTTCCGCTCCAAGCTGATCCAGTCGTCGACAGCCACCGCCACGACGGTCGCTCTCGGCTCGACGAACAACAACACGTTCTACGACATGCTCGGCTTCCGGGTCGAGTTCAACACCGCCGCCGCTCCCGGCGTGTCGGGTTCGGGTGCGTTGTCGGCGCCGGCCGGCGAGACTGACGCCACCGGCGAAGTAGTCGTCTCCGGTGCCGGGTCATCTACCGCCCCAAGCGCTACCGGCGCCGGAGACGGTGCCGCGGTCGTCGCTGGCGCCGGGGCCGCCTCAGCGCCGGCCGGCGTGCTGGCGGGTACCGCCGGGACCGCACCGCAGGGCTCGGGCGCGCTGACCGCCCCACCGGCAACCATGGCCGGTACTGGCGGTGCAGCGGTCACCGGGACCGGGGCTGTGGCCGCCCCACCCGGTGAGGTCGGGGGCGCCGCTGGCAGCGTTGTGGTCTCTGCCGTCGGCGCCCCCATCGCCCCGGCGGGGACCGCAGCCGGGACCGGGGGCGGAGTTGTGGCCGGCAGCGGTGCCGCCACAGCACCCCCGGCCACGGTCGCCGCCACCGGCCAGGCAGCGGCCGGTAGTGCCGGCACCGTGACCGCCCCCGCTGCCACTGTCGCCGGTGTTGGAGCGGTCGCGGTCACCGGCGACGGAACGGCGCTGGCCCCGGCCGGGCTACTGGACGGGACCGGGTTCGTCTCTGTCCCTGGGGTCGTCACCGGAGTTGGCACGCTCACCGCACCACCAGCCGAGGTTGCTGGCACCGCGACGGCATCAGGCGCCGGCACCGGCGCCCCTGCCGCCCCTGCCGCTGTCCTGGCTGGTTCTGGGCTGGTGGCGGTCGCCGGGTCCGGCACGCTCACCGCACCGCCGGGGGTGCTGGCGGGGACCGGCCCCACGACACCGGCCCCACCATCCGAAGGAGAACTGTTGGCCCTGCTGAAGACCTGGCGACCCATCATCGCCGACGCCTGCCGGGTCGGTCTCGGTGTCCCGGAGCTCGGCCAGCAGATCAGCGCCTACGCGTTCCCCCCGCCCCGGATCGATCCCCCGGCGGTCGCCGTCTACCCCGGTGGCCTGGACAACACCTACATCCGCCGGACCGACGGTGAGGGTGTCACGTTCTGCAGGGTCGAGCTGGTCTGGACCCTGTACTTGTACGGCGGTCGTCCGTTCGACCCCGCGGCCTACGACCAGATCGACGACTGGCTCGACCGGCTCGACACGGCGCTCGCCCTGTGCGAGCAGGATCCGCGGGCGGATCAGGTGCCGGCCTGGTCGCAGGTGACGGCACCCATCATCGTCGAGGTCGCGAAGACGCCGCAGGTGGTCGTCGGCGCCGAGATCTCCATCAGCTACAGCTACTAACCAAACCCAGGAGAGAATCATGACCAGCACCATCAGCGCTGCACCGCACCGGTTGGTGCTGCCCAGCTTCGTCCTCGACATCGGCGACACGCCGGTCGGGTTGGCCGGGCCCGTGCAGCTCCACTGCGGCATGTTCACGGCCAACGTCGGCGGCACCCAGGCCTTCGAGGACATCGAGACGTTCTGTGCTCCCGGCGCGCAGGCGCCCGGCACGACCGAGGAAATGATCATCGTCGACATGCGCCAGAGCTTCGGCGGCACCCCCGCCTTCGGCGCGTGGAACCTCCTCAAGCCACTGGAGGGGACGCTCGTCGAGTTCGCGTTCCTGCCGGACTCCAGCGAGACGTCCTCGGCGTCGAATCCCGAGGTGTCCGGCTCGTTGTGGGTGCCGTTCATCCCGTTCGTCAACGCCGGCGTCAAGAAGTTCACGAACTTCAACCTCGAGTTCAAGATCTTCGGGATCCCGGCCTACGAGATGACCGGCAACCCGGTCTTCGACCACCCTGACGGCAGCTCCTGATGCTGACGGGGCAGCTCCTCGGGGCGTCGGACCTGTTGCGTGGACTCGCCGGTCTCGGCGGCGACCTGTCGGACCTGTCGCGCCCCGAGGCCGAGACCGCTGCGGTGGTCGCTGCCGCTGCACGCGGGGGCGCCCCGGTCCTCACCGGGGAGCTTGTCGGCTCGATCGGCCAGGCCCGCAACGTGGTCGGCATCGGCGCCCGCTACGCCGCCCCGATCAACTCGGGCAGCAGCAACCGGCCCCAGGGCGGCTGGAACCGGCCGACCCGGTTCATCGACAACGCGGTCACGGCGGGCGAAGCCGTGGTCGAGACGATCTTCGGTGGCGAGGTCGACACGGCGATCGCCCGCAACATCTGATGGCAGCGAACACGACCCGCAAGGCGGGCGGGCGGACCACAGCGAAGAAGACCCGCCTGGCGAGCATCGAGGACATCCTCGGAGCGAAGCGGGCAGTCACCGAGCACGTCGACATCTGCGTCGACTCGACCCTGGTCGACGCCCGCGACGAGGCGTCCAAGGCGGTCGGCCGGGCCGAGCTCGCCGCTCGCCGCCGCGACGCCGCCCCCGAAGCCGAGCACGCCCTCGACGACGCCCGCGCCGCCCTCGACTCAGCGCAGGCCGCGGTCGATGCCGCCACGGCACGCTTCACGTTCAAGGCGCTGGGGAACATGGCTGTTGAGGCCCTGCAACGCCAGCACCGGCCGACTCCAGCGCAGGAGGTCGACGCGATGGCCCAGTTCCGGGCGCAGGGCCTCCCACCCGCCAAGCTCAACTACAACACCGACACGTTCCCCCCGGCGCTCATCGCAGCGTCGTGCGTGTCGCCGGCGATGACGGTCGAGCAGGCGACCGAGATGTGGGAGTCCGACGTCTGGTCGCAGGGTGAGCTTGGCCGCTTGTTCCAGGCGGCCTGGACGGTGAACCAAGTCGTCAAGTGAGCGAGCCGAGCGCGGCGGAGCTGGCCGCCGGCCTGGCCCGCTTCGCCACCGACGTCGAAGGTCTCGGCATCGAGGCCGCGGCCGGTGAGATGCTCGACCACTTCGAGCGCTCCGCGATGGCCCGAGCCTGGATGCGGGCAGCACGCCGCGCCGGGATCCCCTACAGCGAGGCCCGGTTGCGGTGGCGGGACCCCGAGGACCTGGCGGCCGAGATCGCCTGGGACGCCCACGAGGCCCTCGACCGCCTGCGCCGCTGCCCGTCCTGCGGGGTCGATCCCGCCGAGATCGTCGACGAGGCCGGTGCCCTCCTGGAGCGGGGCGCCTGGAAGGTCGCCTACCGCACGTGCGCAGCGTGCAGCGAGCTTCACCAGGCGGACCGGACGATCGGCAAGGAGGGGCGTGAACACGGCGAGCATGTCCGGCTGCTGCCCCGGGGGCCGGGCGAAGACCTGATCGACTTTGGCTGAACGACGGATACAGATCATCGTTGATGCGACCTCGGCCGGTGTCGGTCGGGGCCTCTCCGCGGGTCTGAGCGCGTTGCAGGGCTTCGAGCGTCAGGCGTCTAGCACGTTCGCCGGGTTGTCGGGCGGGACGAAGATCCTCGCCGGCGTCGGGCTCGGCATCGGCCTGCTCGCCACCGGGATGGCCGCCGTGATCGGCCCCGCCATCAAGTTCGAGAGCGCGTTCGCCGGTGTCCGCAAGACGGTCGACGGAACCCCGGCGCAGCTGGCCGGGATCCGCGACGGGATCCTCGACATGAGCCGGGTGATGCCGACCGCGGCGTCGGAACTGGCCGACATCGCCGCCAACGCTGGCCAGCTCGGCGTCAAAGCCCCCGACGTGCTGGCCTTCACGAAGACGATCGCCCAGCTCGGCGAGACCACCGACCTCAGCTTCGACGACGCCGCCCAGTCACTGGCCCGGTTCCTGAACATCACCGGGGACGGGGCGTCCGCCATCGGCGGCGTCGCCGACGTCATCGTCGAGCTCGGCAACAACTCGGCCACGACCGAGTCGCAGATAGTCGACTTCGCCACCCGCCTCGCGTCGTCGTTCACCGTGGCCGGCGCGTCCGAGGATCAGATCCTGGCGCTCGCCTCGTCGTTCAGCTCGCTGGGCCTCCAGGCCGAGGCTGGCGGGTCGGCCCTGTCGACCATCATCACGTCGATCTCCGACGCGGCGAAGCTCGGCGGCAAGGAGTTGAACACCTACGCCTCTGTTGCCGGTCTGCTGCCTGAGCAGTTCGCGGCGATAGCGAAGGCGAACCCGGTCGAGGCGTTGCTGCTGTTCGGTGAGGGCCTGGGCGAGGTCGCTGCCCGGGGCGAGTCGATCACCCCGATCCTCCAGGACATCGAGCTGGGCGGGCTCCGCACGTCCGAAGTGTTCCGCTTGTTGGCGTTGAACAGCGGGTTCGTGCGGGAACAGCTCGGCCTCGCTGCCGACGCCCTCGCCACCGGCGGTGCAGCACAGGAGGAGTTCGACAAGCGCGTCGAGACGACCGCCAGCCGGCTGGAGATCCTGAAGAACCGCATCGAGGTGCTCCGCATCGAGGCCGGCACCCCGCTGCTCGGCGGCTTGGTCGTAGCGATCGACCTGGCCGGCGACGCGATCGAGCGGCTCGTCGAGATCCTGAAGCCGCTCGGCGCCGAAATCGGGGCGACGTTCGGCAACGCTGGCCAGCTGGTCGCCGCGTTCTTCGACGTCCTGTCGGGTCCGGGTGCGTCGGCTGGTGCCGGTGCGCTCGGCTCCCTCGTCGATGTCGTCGTCGACCTGCTCGCCGCGTTCAACTCGCTCGGCCCAGCCGGTCTCGTGATCGCTGCCCTGATCGCAGACATCGCCCTTGTCGGTCCCGTCTCGATCGCTGCCGCCTCGGCCCTCTCCGCGATCGCCGTGGCTGGTGGGGGGATGGCCGGCGCGCTGGCTGCCGCACAGGCCGGGCTCGGGGGGCTCCTGGCGTCGATCAACCCGATCGCTGCCGCCGGGGCACTGGCTGTCGTCGCGTTCGTGGTCCTGGGCCGCGAGACGAGGGAGCTGGAGGCCGCGGCGAAGGCAGCCGGCGCCGCCCTCAGCGGGGACCTGGAGGCCGCCTTCGCTGCTGGTTCGGCAACCGACTACGCCGCCGTGATCCGCTCAGCAGCCGACGAGATCAACCGGCTCGAGCTGGCCGTGTCGGGCGGGGGCGAGGGTGGGGTGACCGGCGCCGTCAACCAGTTCAACCAGTTCATGGATCGCATGCTTGGCGGGCTCGGCGGCGTCTCCGACGAGCTCGCTCCCGCCCGGGCCGAGCTCGAAGCCTTCCAGGGCGCGTTGAGCACTGACGAGGTCGAGAACTTCGACCGGAACATCGCGCTCATCGCCGACCATCTCGGCCTGACCCGCGGTGCCGTGATCGCCGCTGTCGACGCTACGGGGCAGTTCAACAACGTGACCGCCAACGGGACCGCTGGCCTGATCGAGGCCCGCACCGCCGTCGCCGGCTACACGGCGTCGATCACCGGCATGGACAACGTGACCCGTGAGACGATGAACGCCGTGCTCGACGGGACGGCCACCGTCGACCAGTTCGCTGCAGCGCTCGGGATCACGGCTGAGCAGCTCGGGTTTGTGGCCAGCAAGCTGGACGGTGTCGACTTCGAGGATTTCTTCAGCGACGACCCCGAGGCGAAGATGCTGGCCCTCGCCAAGGCCGAGGAGTTCCTGATCACTCAGATCGACGGGGTGTCCGCCGCGTTGGGCCAGTCCCGCACCGAGTTCCTCGCCTCCCTGGCCGCCGTCGACGCCCTGGCCGCATCCCACAACGCGCTCCGCTCAGCGGTGCAGAACGCGAAGGACGCGATCGCGGTGATGGGTGAGCAGCAGCGGATCACCCAGGCCGCCACCGAGGCGTTCAAGGAAGCATCGACGAACGTGGTCGACGCGGAGTCGTTCCGGGTCGCGGCGTCAGCCATGCGGGAATTGACGTTCGAGTTCGCCGCTAGCGGGGTGTCGGCCGAGGCCGCCGTAGCAAAGCAGGTGCAGTTGCGGAACACGCTGACCGAGATCGGGTTGGCGGCCGGGTTGTCGGCCAAGGAGGTCGCGGCGATCATCGTCGAGCTCGGGTTGGTGCCGCCGGAGACGATTGCACTGTTGACTGTCGACGGTGAGGCAGCGAAGGCCGAGGCAGACGCGAGGCAAGCCCAGCTCGAAGCGTTGGAGAGGGAGTACCAGGCCCGCTTGACCGCGATTGACGAGGGGTCGTCGGTGATCGAGGCAGTCCGCTCCATCGCCGATGACTGGGAGCGGCGGTACACCGCCGAAGCGATCATGGCCGATCTTGGTGCGTCGGAGACGATCAACCGGCTCGACGCCGCCGCCACCGATTGGGAACGCAAGTACAACGCATCCTTGACCGCGTCTGACGATGGGGCGTCGGCCACCACGGCCAGGCTCGACGCCGGCGCCACCGACTGGGAACGGAAGTACAACGCATCTTTGACCGCCTCAGACGACGGCGCTTCGGGGCAGATCAGCGGCCGTCAGGGTCAGGCCGACAGCTACGAGGGGAGCTACAACGCCAACCTGACCGCCACGGACAACGCGTCTGGCACGATCGCCAAGGCCGTAGGAGCGTTGAGCGGGTTCAAGTCGAAGACGATCACGTTGACGACGGTCACCTCGACCGTGCCGGGCAACGTCCGGGCCGACGGTGGGATCAGCTTCGCCGCCGGCGCCATCCTCCAACGGCCGGGCCCGGCGCACATCTACTCGGCGGTGTCACCCGCCCGCTACTTCGCCGAGCCGGTCACCGGGGGCGAGGCCTACATCCCGCTGGCGGCCGGGAAGCGGGCCCGGTCTCTCGCCATATGGGAGGAGACCGGCCGCCTCCTCGGCGCGTTTGCTGGCGGCGGGATCGCCGCCTACCAGGCGGGTGTCATCACTACCGCACGCGCCCCGATCACCCCGTTCACGGTCGACGGCCGCCGGGGCATCAACATCGAGAACGTGACCGTCGCCCCCGGCCGTGACCTATGGCAGGAACTGGCCCTGGTCGACACGATGGCCCGGGCTGGTGCCCTGTGAGCGAACGGACCGTCACCCTCGTCGGCGCTGACGGGACCCGCCACACCCTCGCCTGCGCTGATGAGCCCTACCGGTTGGGCGCTGCCGCGGTGTGGGGTGTTGGCCCGACCGCCCACGACTCGCGGCCCGTCGGCGACCTCCCCGGCGAACGACTCGAACGGGTCCGTGCGCTGCCCCGCACCATCGCCGTGCCGGTCGTCATCATCGGCGGCGAAGCAGCGGTCGACGACGCCCTCGGCGGGCTCGGCCAGATCATCGGGTCCGGCGCTGACTGCCGCATCATCTACTCCCGCCCCGACGGGACGACCCGGGAGCTGACCGCCCGCTACCTGTCCGGCGGCGACGCCGTCCCGATCCGTCACCACAAGATGCCCGCCGTGCGGGTGCCGCTCACGTTCCGGGCCTACCAGCCGTTCTGGCGGTCGACCCTGGGACCGATCGTCGTCGAGGACCAGACCTTCGTCGGGGAGGGCCTGGCCAACGCGGTCACCGTCGACAACGGCGGCGACGTCGACACGTGGCCGACGATCACGATCACCGGCCCAGCGGAGAACATCCAGGGCGTGAACCTGGTCACCGGTCAGGTATGGCGGGTCCGGGAGGTCATCACCGCCGGCCAGACCCTACGCATCGAGACCGACCCCCGAGCGGTCGGCGTGTGGCTCGACGACATCGCCAGCATCGGCGTCATGGACCCCCTGTCCGAGATGTGGCCCCTGCGGCCCCGCTCCAACCACCTCGTCCTGTCGGCGCGCGGTGACGGTGTGGGCGGCATCGGCACGTTCCGCCTGCAGTGGCGGGAGCTGTTCGACACGTGCTGATCTTCGGGCTCGACGGCCTCGACCGGATCGGGCAGATCGCCGACATCATCACCCTCGAAGCGGTCGAGCGGGACCTCCGGCCGGGCTCGTGGCGGCTCACCGTCCCAGCCGGCGAGATCGGCTCGGTTGCCCGGTCGCTGCTCGCCGTCGCCCACCCTGGCGTCGAACTGTGGGACCCCGACACCGGGTGGCGGTACGGCGGGTTCGTCACCCACCGCGAAACCGAGGTCACCCCCACCGCGACCACGGTCACGTTCGCCGGCCTCGACTTCCAGGCCATCCTCGCCCGCCGCCTCGACCGGCCACACCCCGACCTCGCCGACTGGGACGAACCGGTCACGCCCCTGTCGACCTCCCTGTCGACGATGGCGGTCCGCATGATCCACCGCAACGTCGGCCCCGGCGACGCAGCTGCCGGGGCCACCGCAGCAGCCGCCTACCGGCGGATCCCCGACCTCGAGGTCATCTACCAGCCCGGCATCGGGTCCGTCGTCAACTACGAGCCGTCCGGGCGGCCCCTGATCGAACTGCTCCAAGACTGGTTCACCGGGTTCACCCACACCGCCGAGTTGCGGCTCGTCCGCGATGCCGACGGCGAGCCTGCGTTGCGGTTCACGACCCCGGCCCGCCCGAAGGCTGAACGGCTCGTGCTGTCACCAGGGATGGGCACGATGGCCAGTTACCGCATCGTCGAGACCGCCGCCGCGGTCACCGAGATCGCCGTGCTGACCGGGTTCGAGAACGTGTCCGGCTGGCGGGACACCCGGTGGGGCATCACCTTCGGGCCCGGCGGCGTGGAGCTCGGGGCGACCTCGGGCACACCGGCTGACTGGCGGTGGAACCTGGTGGAAGGGTTCTTCCCCCAAGCTGGCCTCGGATCCGACGGGGACACAGACCCGGTCGACCAGGAGATAACGGACCTGGCCACCGACAACGACCACACCCGCTCCGTCGCCTTCGAGGGCCTCGAGGTGACCGGCTACGGACGCGACATCGGCGTCGGCTGGCTCGTCGACGCCGCCCTCGACGACACACTCGACTCCTCCGGTGAGGGCTCCTACACCGAGCTGCCGGTCGTCGCCTCCACTCTCACGTTCACCCCCGACACCGGGTGGCGGCGCGAAGTCGATGTTGGCGCTGAGGCCCTCGACCGGGGGCCGGCCGCCATCTACACCCAGCTGTCTCGCCTGATCCGCCGTATCCGGGCACTGGAGCGCAACGCCTGATGGCCACCACGACCTACGCCCGCACGATGTGGCGGACCCAGCCCTACGAGCCGCCCGACCCTTCCCGCCCCGCGATCGGGACCAGCTGGTCACCCCTCGCCATCTACATCGCCGAGCCCCCCACGGCGGACCAGTGGTGGATGGGTGCCGTGATCGACGTCGACGTGGACGACGGCACCGAAGGACAGATCCGCCTGCGGTCCGCCACCGGGGGCGAGGTCGGTCGGGCCGCCCGGATCGGGTCCTACGTCGAGCGGGTCATTCTCGGCTGGGAGGAGATCGCCACCGCCGACACCCTCATCTACCTGGAGGGGCGCCGCACGATCGGGACGGGCGGCGGTGTGAAGCTCCTGGCGGCCGCGGTCACCCTCATGGTCGAGCCCCCGGCCGGTCAGCGGGAGGACCCGACCTACCCGCCCGGCTACGTGCCGCCCGAACCGCCCCCGTACCCGCCGACCTACACGACGTCGCCGCCCTACGCCTGAGGTAGCCGATGACCCTCCCCGAGACCGATCTCGACGGCCTCACCGTCGCCGACCACGAAGACCACCACATCACCGTCCACGACCTCCTCAACAAGGTCCTCGTCGACGCGTCGGTCGGCGACATCCTCGCCAAGGTCGCCGCCGGGACCACCGCCGCCACGGTCGCCGGGATCCAGCCGCAATACGTGCACGCCAATCAGGTGATCGAGGTCGCCCACACCGCGGCCGGCGACCTCACCTTCACCGTCGACCGGTTCACGAGGTTCGTGCTCGTCACCGCCTCCGCACACATCACCGGCCTGGCCGTCACCGGGATGGGCACCCTCGGCGACCTGGCCGGCTGGTTCCACCTGAACCTGTCGGCCACCGCCTCGATCAACGTCGATCTCACCTCAGCCGACCCCGAGATCCTCGTAGCCGGCACGGTTCCGGCGACGATGGTCAACACCGATGTAGCCCTCCTCGACGTCGAGCGCTGGGCCTAGGAAGGAACCTGGATGGGAATCCGAGTCTGCAACCAGGGGGAGGAAGCGTGGCTCACCCTCATCGCCGCGGTGACGATGGACGTCCGCCTGTTCACCAACGACGTCGAATCCGGCCTGACCGGCACCCAGGTCAACGCCCTCACCGAGGCTGACTTCACCGAGGCCACGTTCGCCGGCTACGCGCCAGTCGAGGTCATCGCCGCGAACTGGGGGATGACCCCCGGGAACCCGACCGTCGCCCTCTACAACCAGCCCGCCACGTTCACCCGCTCATCCACCGGGTCACCGCAGACCGTGCGCGGCTACTACGTCACCCGCGCATCCGACGACGCCCTCCTCTACCACGAGTACTTCGCCACGGCCGCCGTCGTCGAGCTCGACGGTGACCAGGTCGACGTGACAGCGCGCATCACCCTGAAGGACGAGGACGACTAGGTGCCGACCCCGGCCTGGTCGGCCGAGCGCACGATCACGGGCACCGCCACATCGCACACGATCACCCTCCCCGCGTCCGGTGTCAACGCGGGGCAGCTGATCACGATCTGGTGCTCCACCCAGGAGTCCGCTGACGCCGGCGCCCCGGCCACCCCGGCCGGCTACACCCAGCGGTGGAGCCTCGGCCACGCCAGCTCGTTCAGGCCGCGGATCACGTGCGTCTACAAGATCGCTGACGGTTCCGAGGACTCCGACGTCGTCACGTTCACGTGGGGGACCTCGGTCGAGACCCACATCGTGGCTGTCGGCTGGGACGACGTCGACACCACCACCCCGTTCGACACCACACGGACCGGGCCGACGAACGGCAGCTCGAACCCTGATCCGGCGTCGATCACGACCGTGACCCCCAATGCGGTCGTCCTCGGCGTCATCGCCGGGAACCGGTCACCGACCCCCTCCGTGACCCTGTCGTCCGGGTTCTCGACCGTCTACAGCCAGGTGCCTGACGCCCGGGCGTTCGTCATCGAGTCGATCGTCAAGGCGACACCAGGCGCGGTGAACCCGTCGGCGTTGACGTGGACCCCGATCGACAACCACACCACCGTCACCGACGCTCTCCGCCCCGCCAGCGGCGTCGATCTCGACGTGACCGGCTCCGGTGGTGTCGTCGTCGGCGGTGAGGCCACGGTCGCCCTGACCGGCGGTGTGCTGTCCGTGACCGGCTCCGGCGGTGTGGTCGTCGGCGGTGAGGCGATCGTCCTGCCCACCCTGCCCGAGACGGACCTGGACACCACCCACGACGACGACCACATCGACCACCACGGCCTGATCCACGCCATCGCAAACCGCCTGCTCGACGCGACCGGTGCCGGCGACGCCCTCACCAAGACCGCAGCGACCGAGACCCTTGCCAGCCTCACCGCCATCCAACCCCACTACGTGCTCTCCGCGCAGACCCTCGACCACGCACACACCGTCGCCGGCGCCGTCGGTGTCACGATCACCGCCGCCACCAGGGTCGTCCGGGTCACCGCGTCCGCCAACATCACCGGCCTCACCATCACCGGCCACGACCTGATCGGCCTCACCCACTCAGAGCTCCGGATCCTGATCGAGGCCACCGCCTCCATCAACGTGGACCTGTCCGGCGTCGACCACATCATCGGCACCGTGCCGGCCACCATGGTCAACGGTGACCGGTTCTCGCTGCGCCTGCAACGCTGGGAGACGCCGCTCACGCCGCTCGCTGTCGCCGCGACCAAGACGTCGACCAGCGACACACCCACCACCGCCCACCAGGTCCGCATGCCCGACGTCGTCACCGCCGGGCAGACCCTCCTCGCGTTCCTCGCCGCGAACTCGGACACGACCTTCACCAGGACCGGGTGGACGCAGCTCGCCCACCTCACCGGGGAGCCCGGCACCCTCGACGTGTGGCGCAAGACGGGGGACGCCACCGGGACCGAGGGCGGCACCGACGTCGTCTTCACCAGTGCCGCCCCGTTCACCGCTCTCCAGCCCGCCGCGTTCATCACGGCCACCGTCGACGGCCACCACGGCGACATCACCGTCGCCACTGCGTCGCCAGCGATCTCCAACCAGCCGGACCCGCCCCCTGTGACCGCCGCCTGGGGGTCAGCGCAGAACCTGTTCATGGCGGTCCACGCCCGCCGCAACGCCAACTCGCTCGTCACCGCCTACCCGGCCGGCTACACCGGCGGGGTCGACGCCCGCCGGGTCAACAGCGGGGGCGGCGCCGTCGGGATCGGCCTCGCTCACCGCCTCGTGATCGCCGCCACCGAGAACCCCGGGCCGTTCACCGTGTCCGCCTCCGAGCGGTGGCTGGCTGCCACCCTCGCCCTACGCCCCGCATAGGAGCACCCTTGCGCAATGCCCGCTGGCGGGCCCGCCTCGGCGACACCGCCCCAGCCATCGCCGACACCATCCGAGAGGCACCCACCGGCACCCAGTTCGTCGGCGACCCCATCGACCTGACCGACGCCGCCGTGGCCGTCGTCATCCGCCGCTGGCCCGACCAGTTCACCGTCGCGTCGGAACCAGCCACGATCGTGAGCGAAGCTGAGGGCACCGTCACCGTCGACCTGCCCCCCGCTGTCACCGCCGTGGCCGCCCTCTACGAGGTGACGTGGGTCGTCACCTTCGACGACGCCACGATCCGCACGTTCCCGGGCGCCGTCGAGGCGCCGGCCCTCATCGACGTCGTTGGCTGGCTCGACGGGCCCGGACCCGACCCTTGCCTGCTGGCCACCCTCACCCACCGGGGGGCCGCCCGCTACCTCGCCGGCGACCTCGACGTCGACGACCTCGAGCTGGCGCTCCTCACCGCCACACCGGCACTGGACGACGCCCTCGCCTGGGTCGACACCGGCGACATCGCCGGCGAGCTCGACGTCGCCGACGTGCCCGCCTACGCCCGCCAGGCCCTCGGCCCGGCCACCGTCACCACCGACACCGACGCCGCGCTGGTCACCGCCTCCTGGGCCACCCTCGACTTCGGGGCGCTGGAGACACCGGCCACGCCCGGCACGCTCGTCACCGCCGTGGCCGTCATCGACCCGAACACCTCCGACGTGATCCTCGTCGCCTCGGCCGCCGAGGCCCTCTCGCCTGCCGATGGGACCGCGTTCAGCGTCGCCGGTGTTGCGGTCGTCGCCGACACCGACGGGATCCGCCCAGCGCTTGTCGCCCTCGACGCCACGTGACCGGCTTCTTGTGGGCGCTGCTCGCAGCAGCAGCAGGCGCCCTCGGCGTGCGGGTCGCTGTTGCCCTCGCACTCGACTGGGGACCCGTCGCTGTCGCCAGCGTGGGCGGGGCCGGGGTCGCCATGACCGCCGTCGGCGCCTGGATGAGCGTGCGGCGGCAGCGGTCCGGGTCGATCGAGACCAGCGAGTCGACCGAGCTGTGGGCCGAGCTCCGGTCCTACAGCAGCACCCTCCGCTCCGACCTGCTCGCTGAGCGGGAGCACGCAGCCGCGCTCCGCGAACGGGTCGCCATCCTCGAAGCGGGACGACGGGAGGACCGGGAACGGATCGCCGACCTGGAGGACACAGAGCGCCAGGCCCGCCGCCGGATCGAGGCCCTCGAGACCGAGGTCGAGCGGTTGAGGTCGATAGCCGGATGACCGAGACTCACGACCCGTTCGAGCGGCTCGACGCCTTGGAGCGCCGCTGGGCCGTGGTCCCCGTCGACCAGATCTGGCCCCGGTGGCTGGTCCTTGCTGTCACCGCCGCCATGTTCGTTCTCTTGTCCCTCATCCTCGGTGGCCTCTACCGGGTCACGACCGACACCCGGGCCGCCGTTGACGCCCAGGTCGTCCCCCTCCAGGAGCAGGTCGCCCTCCAGGCCGACCGCATCGCCGAGCTGGAGGAGGCCGTCGCCGACTCCGAGGCCGTGATCATGCAGACCATCGAGGGGCTCTTGCTGTACGGCGGCCTACTCCGCGACGCCGGGATCGATCCGCCCCCGGTCGTCCTGCTACCACCAGAAGAAGGAGACTGACATGCCGTCCACCAAGGTCACCGCCGCCGCGGTCACCGCCGCGGTCGTCACGATCGTCCTCGCCGTCGCTGGCCGCTTCGATGTCGAAGTAGGCGAGGAGCTGGCCGCCGGGATCACCGGCATCGTCAGCCTGATCGTCGCCTACTTCGTGCCCGAGACCAACCCGGCGCCGTCCTCGTACCCGCACCTGCCGCCCGAGATCATGCCACCGGTGCGGTAGGCTGCAAGCTTCCGATGTGTAGTGCCAGATTGAGCCCCCAGCGGTCCGCCCCGCTGGGGGCTCAATCGCGTCCAGGGTCAGTCGACACCATCGCAACGCTCATCGTGGACGGCTGTGACAAGCGCCCGGATATCCTCGCGATCGAGGACGTGCCATCGAACCAACTCTCCACTGAATTGGTGACCGTTGCGGGCAGCTCGCGTTCGTACATGCTGTCGATGGCGGCATCGCCCAAGGCGTCCATCTCGGCCCGGTACTCCGGGTCGTTCTCGTAGCGCTCGGACAGTTCCTCCATCTCCTCGTCGTACCCGGCGTCGGCGGCATCGCCGGTGGCGGCGGAGGTCGTCGTGGTGGTGATGGTCGTGGACGCCGGTCCCGTCGTTGTGGTCGCCGAGATGGTCGCCGGCTCCGCCTCAGCCCCGGTTCCGCACGCCGCGAGCAGTGCCGCGATCGCGATCGCCAGTACGTGTGCAGGTCTCATGTCAGATTCCCTCTCGTCGTCGATCTTGCCCAGGGCCACGACCGGGGTAGGCGGGCTTCCTCCCTCGCCGCGTCCCTCGTGACGAAGGCCCGCCCCCCGGTCTGGCCTGCCATTCGCCGACCTACGCGGCTGTCGGGCCGTACCACTCGCCCTCGATGAACTGCCGCAACCGGGCCGGCCGGGCCGACAAGTACCCACCATAGACGCCCTGTGGACAAACGTCCACTAGTCGTGCACAAGTGCACGACGCCGATCTAAAGTGGATATTGACAAGCTAGAGGTTGCTGTGTCAAGATCAGGAGCCATGAGACCCGCCACCGCTGCCACGGACCGGACCAGGCGCTTCCTCTGCTACCTCCTCGACGAGGCCGGCTGGAAGCCAGACCCGCCGACCGATCCCGACGACGACCTGCTCGGCGCCCTCGTCCGCTCCAAGCGCATGGCCGCCGTCTCCTGGACCGAGCTCCGAGACGTCATCCGCGACCTCACCCGGGAAGCCGTCTCGGTCACGTGGCTGGTCAAGACCTTCCCCGAGTTCAACCACCCAGCCGACGAGCTGGCCGCCAGCGACGCCTAGATCTGGCGGCGGGGGGCTCGTGATGCGCGGCGGCACACGAGTGCGGTACCCCGCCGCCAACCCGTTCGGTGCTGGTGGACCGACAACCCCGCCAGGTTCGCCCGGTCCACCAGCACCAACACCAACCACATCAAGGGGGAACCCAATGGAAGGCACCACCAGCAAGCCACGAGCGGTAGCCACACGACCGGTCGTGCTCGACGACCCCGACCCCGGGCGGACCGCACCTGACGAACCGCAGCGCACCGACATCGTCATCACGGGCCACGCCCGGGACCTCACCGCCACCGCCGTCGACCTGACGAGCGAGGCGGTCCCGGCCAACGAGGACATCGTGGCGCTCCGGCTGCAGCGCGACAGCACCCGCATCACCATTCTCGGCTCCCTCGCCGAGCTGGACGACCTCGTGGCCGAGATCACTGCCGAGGTCGACCGCATCCACCGCCAGCGCGCCGACGCAGCCGACAGCAGCGAACCGGCGCTGCTCGCTCAGCTCGAAGCCAGCGTGGCCGCACGAGCGAAGGCACGGCCCGGTGAGCCGGTCAACACCCTGGCGTCGCTTCTGCCGCCATCGGGACCGGAGGCGGCGTGATGGCCACTCTCGCCGTGGTGCTCATCGCCTTGTTCGCCGCCGACGCCGCCATATCCGCCGTGTACGCCGCCAGGGGCGGTGAGCGCCCCCCGATCACGCCTGGCGTGGCACTGGTCGATCTGGTGGCCAACATTGCCCTGATCGCGTGGATCGCGGCGGTGATGCTGTGAGGGAGCTGACGATCAAGGTGAGCCCCGAGGAGGTGGCGCACCTCGCCAACCGGCACGCCTTCATCGCCCACTACGACGAGATCCTCGACGCCAGCCACGGGTCCCGGTTGCTGAACAAGCTCGCCGCCGCAGCCCAGGCGGACCAGGCCTTCCTCGCGGCGCATGTCGCCGCCGCGAGCGGAGAAGCGGCCGGCACGGTCGTTCCCCCTTCCGTGCCGGCCGCCGGGCCCCCACCCTCCCGGGGCTCGCAGCGCCACGCCGGGGAGGCACGCTCCCTCCCCGGTGTCGGCCACCAGTCCTCTGTGGACCGCGTTCCGCGGGTCGGGGATTGTCAGAGTC